ATCTTAAGCCAGAAGTCGACAGACAAGTCGGGCTGGGAATGCTCGGACTTGCCAACTTGCTACGAAGGTACGGAATAACATACCGGCAGTTTGGTAATGCATTGTCTCAATACAATCGTGGAGAGAATGTACGTACACCAGCCTTTGAATTGGTGTCAGAGATTGCCTCAGGCATTAACCAAGCAGCACAAATAGCGAAAGAATATAAAATGGTACGTGCATTTGCTATTGCACCTACCGCTTCGTGTAGCTACAGGTCACAAGGTCTAGACGGATTCACTGCAACACCAGAGATTGCACCACCGATCAGTAGAACAGTTGATCGTGACAGTGGGACATTTGGTGTACAAACATATAACTATGGCGATGTAGAGATTGCTTCAGAAGTTGGTTGGGATGCTTATAAGCAAGTCGCTGATGGGATGATGACATTACTTGATCGCACAGGACTTCTTCACGGTTACAGCTTCAATTCTTGGAGTGACATGGTGACCTACGACAATGCATTCGTGGAAGAGTGGCTTCGGTCTCCGCAAACAAGCCTCTATTACTCACTCCAAGTGATGAGTGATACACAAGATAAGACTGATGCATATGCTGCACTAGATGCAGAAGATGTAGAAAATTATTTGGAGGACATTTTAAATGAAGAACTTACATGTGACTGTCAAGAATGAACCCTTACGAGAAACTACTAAACAGAAAAAGAAAATGGACACCAGTCCAGACAACTGCCGGATTATGCAAGGCAGGGGCGGAAGAGACGGTACACCGTGCTCTTGCGCTGCGACATATGGAACTACCTGTGGGAGATTTTATCCGTGATGGACTGGCTACCGACGTACCAAAACTATCGCGGGAGTTATTGGAATCAAATATCACCGACGAGGAAAATCACGACTTGGCACTTGGTTACATTGCCAATGCTTACGGGGTTGACGAAAAAGCTGAATCGGAAGCTCTCAGGCTCAGGGATGCTTGGACAGCGCATCCAGATCACACAATCCTCAAAGCAATGGTTGCCGAGCGTGCAATTTTCTTCGTTCTTTTACCATTCCTGCGCGCTAATGGTGACGCTGGAATGCGAACTGTCAGCGCAGACATAAGCAGAGATGAGCAAATCCACGTGGCCGCTAATAGTCTTGTATGCGCTGAGTTGGGCCTCAGTCCCTCTCCTTCTCTTGATAAGTTGAGAAAAGCAACTATCAGTTGGGTAATGCAGCCCCTCGGTAATAGTGCCGATAAATATTTGGATAAAAAATTTTGGCTGGATTCGAGTGATCGCTTGATGTATGAAGGTAAAGCTCCTGAGCTTTCTTTTACCAAGTCAGCACGGATGCCAGCATTCTTTGAACATAGTAATGTCAACCTCCCTCAATATGCTTGAGACTGTGGGTATGCAAGCCCGTGGTCTAGCACAACAATTAGAAGAAAGATTCCCACCAATCAATCCTGGTCCTGCTGATCCATACGAATACATCATGTATCGTGCAGGACAACGCAGTGTCGTTGAATGGATCGTACAATATTTAGATGAAAACTAATGAGTTACATAGCTACTTATGGTGGACCGGGGCTAACAGCTTTAAACAAAGCACTAGCCAACAGTATGACAATTCGTCAGGCTGCTAATGCAGGAGCTACCCAAGGTTTTACTTTTGGAACAGCAGCGCAAAATAAAATTAATCAATATTACAACACTCATATTGGTCAATTTGGTGGTGACACAGACAGAAACGCCGCAGGTTTGGGATCAGTTCAAAGAGCTGTAGCTTCTGGTATGGATCCGCTAGCAGTACAAGCTAGGGGTGCCGAAGAAGGGGTTAGTTGGGGACCAGCTGCACAAAAATACTTTGCTGAATTAAATAAAAATGATGATGGTATTGATGTTGCAGGCATCTTATCAAATAATCAGTCACAACTAGATGCAGTGCAGAGTCGATTCCAATCGCAGATGACTGCTTTGCAAAATAGCATGATGCAGCAGCAGCAAACATATCAGAATAATTTGTCTGAAATGAAGAATACCTTGACTGCACAACAGAACCCTCAGACGAGAGAGAGTGTGCTTGGAGTCAAAGGTGCTGCACCAGACAGTTCCAATACTGCAAAACTGAATCGACAAGGTATGAAAGGTTCATTTGCACGTACAGGATTGAGAATCAAATCCCTTAATATTTAAATTAAATGTCAGCAAGAACAAGGTATGACTATTTAGCAAGCGACCGTTCCCAATTCCTAGAAGAAGCACGTCAAGCATCAGAGCTTACCCTTCCATATTTAATCCGTGGACATGAAGAACACATGTCAGGTATGAAACAACTTAAGACTCCTTACCAATCGGTAGGGGCAAAAGGTTGTGTGACATTAGCAAGTAAATTAATGCTTGCATTGCTACCTGTACAGACAAGTTTCTTTAAGTTACAGCTGGACGAAAGTCAACTCGGTGAACAATTCCCACCAGAGATGAAATCAGAACTTGATCTATCTTTTGCAAAGGTAGAGAGAATCATTCTGGAATCAATCTCTGCGTCGGATGATCGGGTTGCAGTACACCAAGCATTACTACATCTTGTAGTCGCTGGTAACGCTCTAGTTTATATGAGTAAGCATGGACTTAAGGTATATCCTCTGAATCGCTACGTTGTGGATCGGGATGGCAACGGTCAAGTGATTGAAATAGTAACCAAAGAACGCATCTCAAAAGATTTGATTGAGAGTCAATTACCTAAAGAGGTATTGGAAACAAATCAAGTAACAGATGAGAATGAGTACAGTGATGACGTAGATGTTTACACGCATATCAAACGTGACAACAATAGATACGTCTGGCATCAAGAAGTAAATGACAAGGTACTAAACGATTCAAAAGGTAAAGCACCGATTGATATCAATCCTTGGATTCCATTGAGGTTTAATACTGTTGATGGTGAAGGCTACGGACGTGGAAGAGTGGGTCAATTCATTGGTGATCTCAAGTCACTTGAAGGACTCTCTCAGGCATTAGTAGAAGGCTCTGCAGCTGCTGCAAAAGTAGTATTTACAGTATCACCTTCAAGTACAACTAAGCCCTCCACACTGGCAGCTGCTGGCAATGGAGCAATCATTCAAGGAAGACCTGATGATATTGGAGTCATTCAAGTTGGTAAGACAGCTGACTTCAGAACTGCATATGAAATGGCAGGCACTTTAGAACGCAGACTTAGTGATGCATTCTTAATCATGAACATCAGGCAGTCAGAAAGAACGACAGCTGAAGAAGTTCGTATGACTCAGATGGAACTAGAACAGCAACTGGGGGGATTATTCTCACTACTTACCGTTGACTTCCTTGTTCCTTATCTTAATAGAAAGCTATCAGATGCTCAGAAGAAGGGAGAGATTCCTAAGATTCCTAAGAACATTGTAAAACCTACAATCGTTGCAGGTATCAATGCACTCGGTCGCGGACAAGACAGAGAAAGTCTCGGTCAATTCCTATCGACACTTGCACAAACACTTGGGCCTGAAGCCATCTCACAATTCATCAATACAGATGAAGTGATTAAACGTCTTGCTGCATCACAAGGTATTGATGTACTTAATCTTGTACGTTCAATGCAAGAAGTACAGCAAGAACAAGCTGGAATGATGCAACAACAAATGGCAATGCAACAACAGCAAATGCAGATTGATGCCATGAAGACGCCTGCTATGGATCCATCTAAGAATGGTGAACTACAAGCACAAGAGATGGCAATGGCACAGGAACAACAACCACCAATTTAATAAGTAATATATGGCAGAAGTAATGTCAATGCTCTCTGACGAAAATAGTCAGGGAGAACTAAATGCAGACGAACAAGAGTCTCTGCAGATCGGAGAGGAGATGGAGCAGCAGCAAGAAACAATGCTTGCTGGTAAATACAAAAATGCTGAAGAGCTTGAAGCTGCTTACATCGAACTCCAGAAAAAACTAGGTGCTCCTAAAGAAAGTCAGGAGTCCGAAGAAAGTACAGACACACCAGAAGAGGAAACAGAAGAACCTTCTGCTGACTCATCTTTGTTTGATCGTCTATATGAAGAATCAAAAGGTGAGTTCTCTGAAGATACTTTGAAACAGCTTGCTGAGGCAAAGCCTGAAGATCTTGCAAAGATGTATCTTGACTATAGGTATAACAATACACAAGAGAAACAGGTACTAAGTGAATCAGATGCAAGCAATCTTAAGAACTCTGTAGGCGGTGAACAGGCTTACTCGGAAATGTTGGAGTGGGCATCAGACAATCTCAGCGAACAAGAGATCAGTATGTATGACTCCGTAATGGATTCAGGTAACCCTGGTTCTGCCTACTTTGCTATGCAAGCATTGTCTTATCGATATAAGGATTCAACAGGAGTAGAAGGTAATCTTCTACAAGGCAAGGCTCCTTCAAATAGTACAAAAGGCTTCAAAAGCCAAGCTGAAGTGGTGACTGCAATGCAAGACCCACGCTATGACCGTGACCCTGCTTATCGACAAGAGGTCATGTCAAAACTAGAAAGTTCAAACGTTAATTTCTAAACAAACTAACCTTAAATTTATAATGAAAAAAATTATTGCAATCCTCTCAGCCGCTGCATTGGGCACTCCTGCGGTAGCTGGTCCTTATGTCAACGTTGAAAATAATGCTGGCTTCAGTGGTTCTAACTTTAATGGTCATGCCACTGATTTCCACCTTGGCTATGAAAGTAATACTAGCTTTGGATCATACTATGTACAAGGTGGTCCTACCATCTTTGCTCCTGATGGTGGCGAAGAAGAGACTCTGCTGACAGGCAAGGTCGGTGGTTCTATCCAAGCAACTGAGCGCGTATCAATCTACGGTGAGCTGTCAGCAGCATTTGATGAAATTAATAACTACGGGACAAAGGTAGGAGTTAAGTACAACTTCTGATGAACGATACACAAATCTGGCCACATGAACCTCGGATGGAAGTAATGCAAGTAGATCAAGGACAACACGCAGAACGATTGAATGGTCGCCTAGCAATGCTGGGTGTCATCGCAGCACTAGGTGCTTATGCACTCACTGGACAACTTATTCCTGGTATTTGGTAATGGGTAAAGGACTATACGCAAACATCCACGCCAAGCGTGAACGCATTAAAAAAGGCAGTGGTGAATCAATGAGGAAGGCAGGAGCCAAGGGTGCTCCTACCGCAGCAAACTTTAAGCGGTCTGCAAAGACGGCTAAGAAAGCTAAATAGATTTAAAGGAGGGTGCAATTCCCTCCCTAGCTCTAGACAGCCAAGTCTTTAAAATGGTCTTACTTACTAGAACAAACACACATGAACTATTACTTTAATGACCGCAACAATTACGCTACAGAAACAACAAAATATTTGGAATGACTTCTGTGACTGGGTAACCAGTACTAACAACCGACTCTATGTTGGTTGGTTTGGAGTCCTTATGGTTCCAACATTACTAGCAGCTACAGCCTGCTTCATCATTGCATTCATTGCAGCACCACCAGTAGACATAGATGGCATTCGTGAACCAGTTGCAGGATCGCTCCTGTACGGAAATAACATTATATCGGGAGCAGTTGTCCCGTCTTCAAACGC